ATCTAATACATCATTATCAGCAGCCTCCCTTTCTGGTTGTTTAGCAATAGGTTATGGAGCGCAAGCAACACAAAACAATACAATTGCATTGGGATCTACAACCGCTCCATACTTAACATCAGGGTCAGGAACATCAACAGGAAGCTACCTCGTAGTTAGACTGAATGGTGTTGATAGAAAACTTTTAATTTATACTTGATTTATTTCCATATTCATATTAGATAACGTATGGAAATAAATATTATTCATCGCCCCGATCAAATAGACAGAACGAGTAATGTGATTGATTTAGCTATGTTATTAGGAGAAGCTAAAGTAATCCAATCAATAACTCCACTATGGGAGGCTCATAACTCTGCAAAGAATGCGAGAGGTTATGCATTGACTCACTTAGATTCATTGTATAAACAAAAAACAAACGAACCTATATTGATTCTTGAAAATAATGCGGTGTCCCATCATAATAGTTGGAAAGAATTACAAGATAATAAAATTCCCGATGATTGCGGGGTATTGATTATTGGAGGTGATTGGGATAATTTCGTAGATGATGACTATTTTTTAAAACTAGAATCACCATTCCGTGGTAGTTGTGCGATATGGTATAATACGCCATTGCTACATAATCATAACTTCTTAACACATGCATATCAAATACTTGCATCATCAGGAATGGGCGATACACTTAATTATAATGGACTATGTTATGAATCTGTTCTCATGCAAGCTTTAAGTAGATGTGGTTTGTATGCATACAGACCCCAAACTATGATGTTTACTACAATAGAATTAAAACATCCCAATTGAATAACAATATTGATGTTGAATTATTAAATAAATAATATCATGAGTATTTTAACACAAACGCCCCAAACTGAATCGGATTCTGAAAAGTTGCAAAGAATTTCTAAAACTATCAACATTATTTCATCCCGAACATACAATGATCTTACGAGAGTTCAAAAACTTGGTATTGATCTTATTTGGAACAATAAAGAGTTCACGCCACAACAGGTAATTGACTCGCTGGGGGATGATGCCGCTAAGATTTTTGCTGTTCATGGTAAGTTGACCGATTATTTGATGACTATCAGTGCATTGGACGGTGTTGAATATATTCCGGCATTGCCAACCAATGCTTTTACTGTTGATGATGGTAAGATTACCGTCACAGATCTACCTTACGTGCCATAAGTTTTTTATTTTTCATACGGTAAACCAAAAACGCTCACACTTAAGTGAGCGTTTTTTTTTGTTCAGAAGTAATCTCCGTAGATTGATGTATCATTGACCGAATTGTCAAACACCGTCTCCTTAACGATTTTATCAACATCCATCGGATATGATTTAGGCCAACTGCTCAACTGAGTTGTTGATAATTGATCAAGTAATGTTATTGAACTGGACAATACACCGCTGAAAGAATTATCATAAACTTGAACGTTATCATCTTCTCCTTTGAATCCAGCTTCAAAGCTGTAATCGAATCTCTTAGCAGTTATTTTCCATACATAATGGCCTGCCAATGGATTGATAGTTGTACTATCTTCATCAATAGCTTCTGTAATCACAAATCTCTTAGCAACACGACCACCGCTACGATCACAGCCGAATGGTGTCAATACCATTCCGTCATCAGCTTTTGGCTCAACTCGTTGACCGTTAATTTGATGGATAGCTTTACCTGCAAAAGCTGATTCAAATCCCTTTACATGTATATACATGGTGATCGTATCATCAGGTTCCCATCCATAAACTTGCAATGGCACTCCATTCATGGTATATTGCACATATGCTCTGACGGTAACGGGGCCATAATAAGGAGCTACTGTATGCTCACCATAAAAATTATTAGCACTTGATAGATTGTATGTGTGAACATAGTAATCAATATCCACTCCATAATTATTGATCAATTCAGAAAACCCACTGCTGTAAATGGCTCTTTCCGCTTGAAACTTAGAAGGATCGGCAAACCCAGCACAAGCAGGTTTATACAAACCCGCAAATATGTTGGCTGGTTCAAGACATGACAGCGGTGTTGTTGGGCATCCCATATTCTTATTTAACTTGAATTACCTGCGCTTTGTTACCTTGTGGAGTTGTAAACATCTGCAATGCATATAGGCTGCTTTTTATTTTGGAAATCTTACCGTCTTTGAATTCTAAGTTGTATGTAATTAACACATCGGTAAGTTCATTACCGACAAAGACATATCCCAACTTATGAACTTTTGGATTCAACGGCTTGTATGGTCCCTTAGTATTGACATATTTACGTTCCATGTCATTTGGCTTTGCGATGTCTCTACTTCCCTTTTTATTACTTGCATATATAGTAAGTTTAGGGGTGCCATCTGCCATGTTATGAGCATATTCTAAAAAGAATGTTTGGAAGGATACCATATTTTTATTTAGGCGATTGCACGCGGGTCATAAATTAATTCTGAGTTTTTAGAAATGCAAAACTCTATTAATTTTTCTCTTTGTATTGGATTAGGATCATTTTTACTACCCCGAACATATACAATTTTATTAGTTATATCAAATACTATGAATAAAAGATTATTTTCTACTTTATAATCTATCATCCAATCTGATATCCATTCCCAATCTTTATCCCAATCTGGATCTTCTCCGAATTGAGCATTCCAAAATGAAGTAATGTCATCTTCTAAATCAAAATCTTCAATCACCTGTGATAGATGGTCAGTATGGACATCATGGATGACACCATCTGAAGTCATATAATACGCTTTCGCATTATCTATAAAATATTCTAAGAAGAATGTTTGGAAGGATACCATGTTTTTATTTAATAAAAAAGGGAGCCATTTACGGCTCCCTTTTTCGGTCTTTAATTATCTAAATTATATTACTGGAAGTAACCAGAACCCGGCTTGTATGCCTTACCGACCTTGTTTCCAGAACCAGTTCCCATGTTAACATTGGTTCCAAAGTTTTCCTTGGTTCCAACTTCATCAGTTACCTTAGCGGAAGCGGAAGACTTCTTAGCCTTAATTCCACCAACAGTATTTTTTCTACCAGTCAAGGAGTGGCCAGCGGTAGATGGAAGTTCAGAAGCTTCACCTTCTTCATCTTCTTCTCCGTATTCACCATATTTACCGTCATCTTCACCGTCATCTTCACCGTCGAAATTAAGATCATCTTCACCGTCCATGTCATCTTCGCCTTCGAGATTGTCGCCCAATACTTTAGCAAAAATATTGTGGAATTGCTGTGCGAGAGACTTTGGAATAACGATAGTAACGTCGCCACCTTCTTCACCATCGAATTCATCATCCATTGGCTCATCTTCAAGGCCGAGGGCGTCGATAGAATCATCTTCTGCATCTTCTATACGATTCATGCCATAGTTTTCATTGATAACACGGGCATACAACTTATCAAAACTTAGTGTTTTCTTGGTCATAACAGTATTTAGTATTTGCTTTCCAATTTTTCTACTTTCTTTTTTAATTTCTTCAGAGTCTTCATTATCATCTTCGATTTCTTCATCTTCGATTTCTTCATCTTCGAGATTTTCATCTTCGATTTCTTCATCTTCTTCGGTATGATCTGAACATCCACAGTCATCTAATGCAACATGAAATCCATCAACATACGGACCTTTTCCATCAAGCGGCATGTCATCATTCAAATCGTTGCCTCCTTTTTTGATTTTGCTTTCTTTTACTAGATTATATTTCAGAGTATTCAACATACCGCCGTAAATGTCACCCAAACTATTGAGATCGCGTTTTGCCATATTGTTATTTATGCTTTTTGATCTTAAATAATGAATTATGGCGAAAAAACAAGAGGTTAAATTTTATATGGGAAATGAGAATCTTCCTTCAAAAGGTTCTACATTCGCATATACAGAAACTGAAATCAAAGAATTCGACAAATGCACCAAGAATATCTTGCATTTCGCTGAGAACTATTTCTTCATTTTGAAAGTTGGTAAGGGTAAGGAAAAGATCAAACTATACAAGGCTCAGAAAAGAGCATTGAAAAAGATGATGGAAAATCCATACTTTGTTTTACTTGCTAGTAGACAAATTGGTAAGGCATTGGCATTGGATACTCCAATAAAAACACCCAACGGCTGGACTACGATGGGCGATTTAAAAGTTGGCGATGTTGTGTATGGCAGAGATGGAAACCCGTGTAATGTAACACACGCATACGAAACTAGATATGATAGACCTTGCTATGAAGTCGAATTTGATAATGGGGAAAAAATAATAGCAGATGAGGATCACAATTGGTTTACTCAAACAAAAGCTGAAAGACAACGTAAATCGCCATGTGCTGGCAGTGTGAAGACAACTCTTGATATATTCAATACTTTAAAAAGTAAAGCGGGGGAGCCTAACCACAGAATACCGTCTTGTGTAAATGGACTTGTAAATACTGAAAAAGATTTAATCATTCCTCCCTACGTGCTTGGAGTATGGTTAGGTGATGGTAATAGTTGCGATTCTCGAATAACTGTCGGGCCAAGAGATATTCAAGAAATACTAACCAATTTAGAAGCGTATAATACACACTACAAAGTTAGTTTTAAAAAATATTCAAATGCGTATACGGTAAATCTTGGAATGTTAAGCGGTCGATCTGGATTCAGAACTGAAACGTCATTATCAGAGGAACTTAGATCATTTGGGTTATTTGGAAACAAACATATTCCAGATGTTTATATGAATGCATCGAGGGAACAACGATTGGAATTGTTGAAAGGTTTGATGGATTCCGATGGCTACATTAATAAAAAAGGGTTAGCAACCTTTTACAATACAAATTTGAAACTGGCGTTGCAGGTAAAGGAGCTTATTGAAAGTTTAGGATATAAAACAATTTATAACACATTCATTCCAACGTTAAATGGAATTGAATGCGCTGAATGCGCTGAGATAATTTTCACTCCAAGAGAGCTTGTCTGTAAATTATCATTTAAATCAAATAGAATAAAAGTTGATAACATAACACACCCAGAATCATCTAAACGAAATCAATGGCACTATATTAAAAATATAACAGCGGTTCAGTCTGTTCCAGTTAGGTGTATTGAAGTCGATTCCTCCGATCATTTATTTTTGGCTGGTAAAACATGTATACCAACACATAATTCAACTCTGATGACAATTTATATTCTATGGATGGCTAACTTCTTTCCTGATCAGAGAATATTGCTTGTTGCTAACAAAGAAGCAACCGCCATTGAAATTTTCAGTCGTGTCCGAATGGCATATGAATTGCTGCCCAACTGGCTCAAATCACCAGTTGTTGAATATGCCAAGACTAGCATGGAGCTTGAAAACGGCAGTCGTATCAGTATTACAACTACGACTGGAACCGCTGCCCGTGGTCAAGCGGTATCTTGTGTTATAGGTGACTCTATTGTGACTGTGAGAGATAAAACATCTGGTAAAGTATTTGATATCTCAATGAAAGATTTGACAGAATTAATAAAATCAGAAGGAGAAGAAATACACACCTTACTAGTCGATGTATAAACGCGGTCTTTTCCATCACAACGCATTAAATATAATTATGCGAATAAGTCCAATCAATAGAAAATATAATTATATCTACCAGATAACAAATTTAATAAATGGCAAGATTTATATAGGAATACATAAAACTGATAAGCTGGAGGATGGATATATGGGTTCTGGTTCAATTTTGAAAATTTCAATTAAAAAGTATGGCATCGAAAATTTCAAAAAAGATATTTTAAAGTTTTATGATACATACGAAGAAGCTATCGAAGAAGAGATGAGATTGGTCACAGAAAATTTTATCGAAGATACTTCCAATTATAATATTAGAACTGGAGGGGTTAGCCAAATTAAGTGGTCGAAAGAATCTAGAGAAAAACTATCCAAATCTGCAAAAATTTTATGGAGTGATCCTGATTATATGATTAAAATGAGAGAGGTTTGTTATGATAACCCCGAAAGAAATGAAAAATTAGGAAAGAGTGTGAAAAAATGGATATCTTCAAATCCAAATGAACATAAAATTAGAATGGATAAAATAAACAAAAATCCTGAAAAAATTGAAAAGATGAGGCTAAAACATATTGGAATGAAACGATCCAAGGAGGCTATCGAAAACATGAAACAAGCTCAATTGAAAATTTCTTCTGATGATCCACAAAAATCAAGCGAGTTTAGAGGAAAGGGGAAGATTTATATACATGATCCAATATCCAAAGAAATTAAAAGAATATCTAAATCTGAACCTATTCCAGTTGGATGGGTCAAGGGATCAGGAGTGAATAGAAAAGGATCACATAAAAATTTACACAAAGGAAGTGTCTTCGCTTATGATCCCATAACTTTAAAAAATAGAAGGTTTCCAAACAAAGAGCAGATCCCTGAGAATTATATAATAGGAAGACTTAAAAAATAATATGGCTGATTTCATAACACACAAAACTTATAAAAACAATAAATTTGAAATCTTAACAGATGTAGGATTTAAAGATTTTGAAGGTATAATGGTTGGGACAAATCCTGATAAAATTAGATTTACTCTTGATAATGAATTATTATTAGACTGCACTCCCATGCACAAAATAATGTTAGACCATGATATTTGGATATACGCAAAAAATATAAAGGTTGACGATATCTTACATGGTGGTGTAAAAGTAGTCGGTGTCGAAACATATCAAAATGATGAGTTGGTATATGATTTTTTAGATATCGAAGATGTTCATAGATATTATGTCAACAGTGTATTATCTCATCAATGCTTAATCATTGATGAGTGTGCTTTCATTGAACCACACTTAATGGAGCCGTTTTGGGCATCTGTATTTCCAATTGTGTCATCAGTTGTAGATGCTAAGGTGTTCATGTGTTCTACTCCAAATGGAACTGGTAATTTGTTTTATGATATTTATACAGGAGCTATAGAGAGCACTAATGGATGGGCGCATGATAAAATTTTATGGAGTGAAATTCCCGGAAGAGATGAAAAATGGGTTAAAAAAATCAAAAGCGGTCTAGCGTCTGAAGAAAAGTTTCGCCAAGAATTTGAATGTGAGTTCGTAAATGCTGGAACTGGCTCATTGACCGAAGAGGTTTACAATAAACTCAAATCGAATTTATCCGATCCAATTGAAACATTGATGGATGGCAAGTATAAGATTTTCGAATTGTATCAAGAAGATAGAATTTATGTAGCAGGTGTTGATACCGCTGACGGTATCGGCAAAGACTTCAGCTGTATTAAGATTTTGGACATTACTGATCCTTGTGAAATCATCGAAGCTGCCGAGTATTATGATAACACCACGCCAGTAGCTGAATTTGCCAATAAAGTGTATGAAATACTATGCCATTGGGGCAAACCTATTGTTTGCATTGAGAGAAATAACCAAGGTGGACAAGTAGCTGACCGTTTGGGTATAGATATGGGATACATGGATCGCGTTGTATCATGGGGTAGTAAATTGGCAGGTCGTAAAAACGCCCAATTGTTGGGTATGATCAGTTCAAGAAACACAAAATACAATGCTGTTGCAAATGCTCGCTATTATTACAGTGAAAAAATGGCGTTGCAATTCAGAAACAAGGACTCTCTTGATGAAGTGTGTAAGGATTTCGTCAAATTGCCGAACGATTCATGGGGTGCTGTTTCTGGAAAGCATGACGACCGAACAATGGCACTTATATGGGCGCTTATGGTCCTTCATGATGAGATTATAGATCAATATTTCACAGTTGATGAAGTTGATGATTGCGGAAAACCCGCAAAAATATCCCGTTTACCATTCGGTTTTACATTTGAAAAGGCAACTTCAATTTACACCAATGAATTTGTCGATGGTATTGAAAATAGCTTCATAACCCCTATCTCATTTGGAACTCGATCAGCATTAACCGATGATTTGGCTGATTTGGAAGCTGAAGGTTGGGTATGTCTGAATGGATCAGCATATGGTGATGGATATAGAGAACCGAATGACTATGAAACAGCGTTTTTTGATAAATACTTCTAATGAACTACATTAAGGATTTAAGTGACATTTATACATCTTTATTGACTGAGGATTATGCATCTTCAGTTGCACAAGCTTCTAAAATTTTAAAAAATAATCAAATTGAAAATTCAGAAAGAATCATTAGAGATTTGGAAGAAATAATTCAAAATGTTGAAATTGAAGATCCTGAACATGCCAATGGTAAAAAAGATTCTGATATCATCATGTTGGTATATATGATATTGGCTAATAAAAATTATACCGTTATAAATGATTTTTATAAACAATATCGAAACGCTAAATCAGCATATGATTCTGATATCATATCAGGCTCAATTAATGATTTAAAAGCTAAGATACAAAATCAAAAGTTATTCAACCCATCTCCGCAAAAGACGCAACTTATAACGATGGAAATAAATCAAATTATTTCAAGAGTTCACAGTTTGTATCTTTCGCAAAACAAGGGAAATAATACAGATGTCGATCTTGAAACTAATGGTGATAAAGTTTACGAAGATAATAACATTGTCGTGTTGGTAGCGGATAGTAAACAGAAATGCATCAACTACGGCGATGATCGATTGTGTATTTCTCAAAAACCGGGCCAAGGTTCGAATTATTATTGGGCATATAGAACGGGACAACAAACGGGCTATGGAATGACTACTTATTTTGTTTTTTGGAAAGATAAATCAAATAAAATATTGGTTGATGCATTGGGCAATGACGATGAGCCAATGAATGAATATTCGTGGAATTCTATTCAAAACAACGTAGATCGAAGAATTTCAAAAGAAGACTTAATTCAAAAATTTCCGGTTTTAAAACCAGCGTTTGACGCTGATGTATTCAAATACATACCTTATGGAGAAAATGAAAAAAGATTTTATGAAATTGAAACGCATGTAACATCTATTTTAGATGATAGGTTACAAACCGCTGAAGATTACGATATGTTTATTGAAAGTGGCAAGTCTATCTCGAAACAAGAGTGGAATGAATTGAACCCTAGATTTGCCAAATCTATATTTAAAAAATATGTCGGAATGGCAAATAATAATATCCCTTTCACTATTTTAGATAAATTTTTAAATAAAGGGACTGATATTAAATGGTTTGAAAATGAGGTAGCTCCTAGAAATAAAGCTTTGGCGATTGGATATTATCTATATAGAAATGGTAATTTTTCAATAAACAAAAATTTCAACATTAATATTTTAAACGTAGTTAAACCAGAAATAATCAAAGCAGAAAATATAAAACAAGAATTTATAAAAAATGCTTTTGGTGATAATAAGCGAACTTTAAATTCTATAAGAATTCCTGGAAATTTCTATATTTTACCAGATTTAAGTGAATATATAGTATGGGATTTTAATTGCTCCTACACTCAAATCACATCATTAGAAGGAGCACCAAAACAAGTTGGAGGAAAGTTTGATTGCACCAACACTCTAATCACATCATTAGAAGGAGCGCCAAAACAAGTTGGATTACATTTTTATTGCACCAACACTCTAATCACATCATTAGAAGGAGCACCAGAACGAGTTGGAGGAGACTTTGATTGCAGCAGAACTGCAATCACATCTTTACAAGGAGCACCAAAACAAGTTGGATGTGATTTTAGTTGCTCTGGAACTAAAATCACATCCTTAAAAGGAGCACCAGAAAAAGTTGGAAGAATCTTTAGTTGCTCCAACACTCAAATCACATCTTTAGAAGGAGCACCAAAACAAGTTGGAGGAAGTTTTTATTGCAACAACACTCAAATCACATCATTACAAGGAGCACCAAAACAAGTTGGAGGAAGCTTTAATTGCCACACCACTCGAATCACCTCATTAGAAGGAGCACCAAAACAAGTTGGAGTAGACTTTGAGTATTCTGGCACACCAGCTCAATACTTGAAATCATCAACTATCCAACATAGTGCAGAAATGCAATCATGGGGGTATAAATTCAGAGAAGAATTAAAAAATCAAATTAAAGCTTCTATGTTAGATACCCAAATAACAGAATCTAAACGCTACAATCTCACAACATTTGATATGTTATTACAGCACATAATATCTATTGATGAAGCTATTGATGTCGGTAAAATATCCAATGTAAACATCAAAAAAATATCA